GATTTTTCTACCTTACTTCGCAAATCAAGTAAATCTTTTTGTTGTTCAAGAATAGTCTCCATTTGAGTGCTAATCTCGCTCAGTTTTGGCGCAAGTCCCCTTACGTCATTATCTTGCATAGCTTGCTCTAACGACTGTGTGCGGCTCTGAAATGCGGCCAATTGATCGTTTAAACCGCCTATATCTTCCGCATATACCCCATTAGTCTGCTCCACTATCTCAAAACGCTTAATAGCGTCATATCCAAAATATATAGCCCCTGAAATAGCAGATATAGCAGGAAGTGCAAGCGTCATCCAAACGACTTTTAAGCCCTTTAGGTCAGTCATGGCATATACATAGTATTCTGATAAATCTCATCCGCAGTTACCATCTTATCAGTGAACGCACCTTGGAAAGACATATACAAGTCATTGTTATAGCTAATCACAAATTTATCCATATCCTGTGTATATGAGATGGCTGAATAAGAGGCAACAGCGATGTTGTTTTGCGCTGAGTAGCTATCAACGGCAGATGTGATGCTTTCGTTGTTAGCGGCACTTAAAAACGCTCCTGCTTGCTGTGCAAATGTCTCCACATCTTTTAGTGCTGTATTATAGTTATTTACATCAGTCTCAGTAATCGTCATATCGGTCTGGACAAGAGCTTGCTGCACCTGTAGCTGTTCTTGCGTAGTATCTGCACTAATAGCCAATTCAGCGACTACAGCCACTGTTGAGAGCTTTGTTGTTGCACCCATTAAGTCATTAATGCTGTCGTGCATATCATCTATAGCTTCAGCATGTTTCTCAATAAACACATCTTTGGCAGTTAGGTAGCTCGTATTAATAACTGTTGCGATAGCTGTGTTATAGTCAGTAACCATAGAGCTACTAATAGTGGCGTAGTCACTGACACCTGTCTCAACAATACGACCTTCATGAGCCATCATATCTACAGTCCAAGCGTGGCTTGATAAATTAATCTTTTCACGAATAGCTTCAGCAGTATTATAGAGATTAGCTATTGTTTCGTCTGCGTGTGCGTGTAGTCCTGTAACGCTCAGAAACGCTCCTGCTATCAACAACTTTTTGAACATCTTCTAACTCCATCCCTACTTTTAAAAATTCATCCCAAAATCTTTTTTCCTTGCGATATTCTACCACAAAATTACGTGGATCGCTACGCATCATTTCAAAAGCAGATCGCCCTACAAGTAGTTTTCCTGTGTTAATGTCTGTTACAGGGCATGGCGTGTTAGCTAATGCCATAGCCTTAAAAACTTCAGGATTTGAACACATGATTGAGATACCTGATACTTGCAGACCCATGCCACCTATCTGTTGTGGTGTACCTAATAGTCTTGCGTCTTTACGCCTGTTACATTCCTCATCCTGTGACATACCGCCAAAACTAAAGCCAAATATGCTTACTTGAATTCCACCTGCTTTAGGAATTAAACAGCTATCCTGTCCACCGCCACCAATAATTGTTGGTGATATTGCAGATGGGGGAGGCTGTGAATTGGGGCTTGATCCTGCCCCATTATAGTTGATAGTTGATGATGGACTGTCAATGTTGCTGTCCACAGTAGCATCAGAGATGTTAGTATTAAGATCACCTGTAACATCTTGGCTTATTCCTCTGGTGGGCAATCCAATACAGATTGATATTCCGATAACTGACATAAGAGCGTAGTGGCTGCATCTGTTTGCTCTAGTGTATTTAACAATTCTGCGTTTAAATTTATCTGACATTGGACATCATCTTCTGGACATGCTTGCGTGTAAATAATTGTCTGGCAACCTGACAAAAAGAATAGAATTAAAAGTTTCATTTAGTAGTGAAGTAAATAGTCCCGAACCAACCAACAACCGCGCCTAGAAGCATAAGTCCTGCACCCAATCCACCCCATTTGTTCATCTGGGCAGACATGGCTTTTACGTCTTCATTAAGTGCCTCAGTAGATTTTTGTAGCTCTAAAACCGATGCTTCTAATCTACCGATTTGTTGGTTTAGTTCCTTTGACATTAGTATTTACCACCCCATACTCTAAAAGCTGCGTTGTCAGGGTCAGCTAATTCACGAGCAACGACTTCTTTCATTCCGTTTGTGTCGCTAGGTTTAACGCCCCATTTTTTAGCCCATTCAGCCCACATTTTCATTGGGATAACTCCGACTAATTTGCTTTCTCCAAAATCTGTTTTACCGTCAGAACGCAGTTGAGCAGTCTGATTTAAAATCGGTGTATAATCGTGTTTTTGTTCAATAATAATTTTGTCATTATCTTCATCGTAGTGCATTTTCTCATTTAATTTTGTCATGTTTTTATCCTATTTCAAGTTAGTAAAAAAGGGGCGGTCAGTGCGAAACCTAGCCGCCCCTCAGTTTAGTTTAGCTTATGAAGTTGTATTGTCAAAAATACCACCAGACGCTTTTTCGTTGCGACAGATTAGAGTCAATTCAGTTACGACTTGACGCTTCTCATTGTCACCAGTTTTCGCTAGTGCTTGGTTCTTAGTACCACGAAGCATACCACATGACCACATATCATCTTGCATGATGAAAATGTCGCTGCTGCGGTTTTCACGAGTAGGCTTGAACTCTACAGTACCCCAAGGAGTAACATAAACAGCGAGTGACTTTATGACTTTTTCGTCACCTGCCTGTACAGCAGAACGCTGATTGTTGTTACCAGTAAAACCAAGAGCAACATTCATTTGAAAAGATGAAAGATATACGGTGTCAGGTTTACCACCTGAACTCCAAATATCTTGCATTACATCATCAAATTTAGCTTGCGTGAATGCTGTTGGCGTACCGTCATCTGTACGAGCGTCAGTACCGTCACCAGTTGGGTTAGCACCAGAAGGTGTACCGCCAGTAACAAAGTTGACGTTTGTTTTGAGCCATGCAGGTGTACCCGCAAGTTTACGAGCAACACTAGAAGAGCCAACGACACGAGCTTGGTTAGCAAAGAGAGCTTTCTCAATGTCAAGTTTTTGCTCTTTAGCAATCTTCATAACTTGATAGGCCATCTCTTTAGCACGACCTGCCTTGTCAAGAATGTCTTCAGTCGCAGCAATAACTACAGCATTTTTAAAGATTTGGCTGTAGTTTTGGAGGCGAGTTGTAGCACTTCTTGCTTCAGCAACAGTGTCGTCACCCTCGATGTGAGCATTAACAGCAGACGAGCGAAGTGTGTCAGTTTGCCATTCATGCAATGTGTTTGTAGCTTTTACTTTCGCACAAGCTGTATAGAAAGGTGTCTCTTCAGGAGACACATCGTAGATTACGTCTTCAAGATCTTCTTTGAGGCCCTTAGCGTCATAGGAGTCAAACGTATTAGTAGGTTGAGCCATAATAATTTCCTTTTCTGGGCATTAACCATTGATAATTAGCGATGCAAAATCTTCAAGTTTTCCTGATTTTCTTGCAGCCGCTCTTTGCTTATTCCGAAGAACTTTTTGAGGTTGCTTTTTTAACCGTGCTTTTGGCTTAACATTTCTAGGCGCATCAGGCTTCTTTTTAGCTTTTGCGTTACCAGACTTTAATTCACGCCATTTTAATGCGTCAGCAAGAACTGCTACAGCCCTAGCATCCGTAATTGAAGCCATTTCTTCTTGACTATATCCATAAGATTCAACACCTGTTTTAACAAGCGTATCCTTAAAAGCTTTAGCTTTAGATTCATCTGCAAGTTCAGGTACAAGTTCTTGAACACGAGCAGCTTGCTCTTGTAAAAAGACCTGTTGAGCGTGGTTCTGCATTTGAGAATTTTGCTCTTGAACTCGATGAATTTCGCCTTGCTGTTTTTGATACTCAGAAAGTTGATTTTCATAACGAGATTTATCCTGCATATATCCAATTGGATCAGTTTCAATTAAAGTTGCGTCAGGTGCTACAGGGGCGGCTTTTATACCCTCCTGTTGTAACGCTTGAACGGTTTGAATGAACCTCTGTTGTTCGGCTTGAAGGGTCTGATAGACTTGCTCACTCTCCTTGCGGAGATTTGCGGCCTCTTGCATACCCTTCTGAATTTTGGCTTGCCCTGAGTAGGATCGTTTTAGCTCATCGAGATTAACCGTCTGCTCTTCACCATCAACTTTAACGGTGTAAGAACTTTGTTCAGGTGTCTCATCAGCATCGTCTTCTTCGGTAGCTAAATCCGTTTCGTCTTCCACATCGTCAGATGCTTCTTCTTCTTCACCTTCCTCGTCTTCAGTTTCTTCTACTTCAGCTTCGGTGTCGGTGTTTTCAGCTTCTTCAACCTGATCTTCTTCTACTGCTTCAGTCTCAATTGGAGTTTCTTCGGCATTAGTCTCTAACAGGCTTTCTGCTGCTTGTTCTATATTAATCGTTTCCACGATTTCGTTCCTTTCGTTCTTCGAGTTTTCCATCTACTATGTAGGTCTGGATTTGACTCTTCACTGCTTGGAGAGCAAGTATCATACGGTGTGCTTGAAGCACATCTCCGTCACTTGCACCCACACTAACAAAAGCGTTAGTGTAAGATTTACCGATAGCTTCAAAAGCTTCGAGTAATACTGGGTCACGCATCAAGTGTGCAGCTTGAGACGCTCTTGTTCGTTTATCCATTTCTTGGCCCTTGCATCATTTGTTGATTGTGGGGTCTTGGTGCAGCTTGCTCTGCTTTAATACTGGCCACATCTACATTTGTGCCATATTGACCAACAATCTTAGCCGCATCAACTAGCAAGTCTTGTGCCATTTGATCCCGATCTAAATCATCTTTCATTGCAGTTTCGTGCGTTTTGCGTTGGTTTTCCATCGCAGCTTTTTGCATATCAACCTGCGCTTTAGTTTGAGCTTTCATTCGTTCAGTTTCCATAAACGCCATATTTGGATCGTTTGCACCGCCTTGTTGACCTTGCTGTGCTTTTTGCTCTTCTTGCTGTTGCATCATTTGCTGTTCAATTTGAGTATTCATTGGTTGCACATATCTGTCTGAATTAAGAACACCCGCAGATTTCATAAGATCAGCCATAGTATTTCTAATATTAGTTAATGTTATTAGACCATTTTGTGGACCATAACCTTGAAAAACTTGCATTTGTAATTGTAATGTTTGTTGCAACATAGCATTGCGCTCAAGGTGGGTATGATTGCCCAAACCTACAGTTGTAACCATATCAAGATCTGTTGCCCAAGACGATGGATCGACAGGAACAAATTGACCATCTACACGCATGATTTCGTCAGGATTAGGATGTTGATTTGCAAGTGTAGCAATAGTTTTAAATAGCTGCTTCATTCCACCCTCAGCAAGTGTCCTAGCAATAAGCTCTGCAACGGCCGTAGCAGCCTGTACAGCGGCATTAACGCCTGTCGCTGTCTGTCCTTGCAAAGCGTCAGCATCCATGCCCATAGCAGCCCCTGATACGCCTGTCTTCGCCCTTATAACCTCGTCATAGTGTTGCAAGGCAGGAAGGACAGCAGTAGCAGCACTTCCAACTACAACTTCACGGACTTGATTTATGTCTTTTGCTCTAATAATGCCGCCAATTTCACTATTTAAAGCGTCATCCATATTGACTAAATCTTCATTTAGAATAACTCGTGGATTATTGAGCATGGCAATATTATCAAGTAAGCCACGCAACATTGATGTGGCTGCGTCCTGATCATCAATAATAATGTCAGCCAATGACCGACCATAAAAGGTATGCGGCTCTGGGTCTACCTCGAATATGGCAAATGGGTTGTAGTCGCACATTTCATAATCAAGAACTTTATAGTCGTTACCTGCACACAAAAACTTGTACATTTGAGGAACACCTACGCCCTCAATATCCATTCTCATATATGCTTCAGTAATCAATATTCTACGCATAGATGGGTCAATTGAGCTATCATTCTCATCGGTGTCATCCCAACCTCGTCTGGCAAATTCTTCTTCGTCACTAACTGTACTGTCACCTGATCCTGCCATATCGTACACAGTGTCAAAGTCAAAGCCCATTTCAACTAAGTCGCCAACACGACCATCAGTGCTGTGACCACTTACATAACAATCATTGATACTTGTGGCATCACGATCTACAAAGAAGTCTTCAGGGGCAATACTTTCAATTTTGATCTCACCAGAAGATGATTGATGAGAAACTTTAACATCGTATATTGGCTCAGAAATTGCCATGCCAAATTCATCAATTTGAGCTTCTTGAGTAACTGTTGTTTCAACAATTTCAGTATCTTCATCCTGTTCAATCATCATAATTTGTTGTTCTGTAATTCCAGAATACTCATCAAATTCAACGTCAGAAGTCTCGTCATAATACGCTTTTGCAATACCAACTTTTTTTATTAAAGCATCGTGAAAAACATCAGAAAGAACAGAAAAACCATTATTTCTTTGAAATATATAATTGGCGTACTTTGTAGCTTGTTCTGCACTTTGAACACTTTGTGCTGTTCTTGGTTCAAATTCTACTGGTGTACCGCCCTGTAAGAAAACACGCATTAATGATGGTTTAATAGCTCTAATAGTGTCACGAACTTTAGTAGCAACAATCTTAGATCGCCCCTCTTCATGACCAAGAAAACTTTCTCCATCAAAATAACGCTGTGCTTTGATGCGATCAGGGGCAATTTCGCTTTCAACAAAATCAACAGCTTCACGTACTGCGGTAGATACAGCGTTCTCAATGTCGTCTTCTGATAATTTCTTTAATTCCATTGTTATTCCTTATTTAAGTAAGCCTTGCATAGGATCTAGTGTAGACCTACCTATTCTTGCTCCTGTAGCAGCAGCTTTAACAATAGGAGCTACCTTATCACCCATCCTTGCAATTTGACCTGCTTTTAATGCTGCCTCACCCATTAAGCGAGGAGATGTTAGCGGTAGTGTAGCAAGAAAAGAAGGGTTTGCCAATGCTCCAAGACCTACAATTGAGCCAGAAATACCTCTAGGTGCTAAATTATTTAAAGCTTGTCCTGATAGCATAGGCATAATGTCTGGATCTAACTGTTTAATCATATCTCTTCTGTTTCCCCAACTTGCACTTGCATTGTCTCTAGTGGCGGCCTGAAGTTTTCTTAATGTTGTCATTGGGTTTACATTTCTTCCTAATGACAATTCAGACGTTAGATCTCTCAACACACGACTTGTTGCAGAATAATCTTTCATTATATCTTCGTATTTAGGAAACTGTTTAACTATTTCTCTTTTTGTAGCATTTCTAACTGTACTTACCATTCTTCCTGAAGCGTCAGGTGTCCATAAAGCATCAAGAGTTTGTTTTAATTCATCTAAATTTTCTAATGTGTGTAACTTAGGGTCAGACTTCCAATCACTTAAAATTTCTTCCATTTCCCTAATAGTAACACCTATAGATTTAGTTTTTGGCTTTGATACGCCATTAACAATGCGAGAGTTAGCCGCAATAACACTTTCAACAGCTTTAATTATAGGTCCTATATCCCCTGTTTGGCTTGACTTGTAAATCGTGGACATTTCTGTTAAATATTCTTGCCTTCTTGCACCTTTAAGATCCTCAAGAGCATTAACAGCCATTGTTGCTGCTTCATTAGGATCAACTTTCCCTCTCATAGCCTGAACTAAACTGTTTTCTGCATTTCTTCCCGCAGCAAAAGCCGCCTCTAAAGGAACACGACTAACGCCAGTTGCGCTACCTATTACAGTCTTACCTATAGAGGAAGCAGCCTTTAAAGGGAGTGACGCAGCTTTTAAAGAGGCATTTACAGGATCAATAGAAGAACCTGCTCTACCTGTAAGGGCCGCTGCTTTGTTAGCCATACTTCCTGCTGTTGTAATACCTTTTACAGCCCCTGCACCGCCTGTAATTGCTAAAGAAAGATCACCTAGCATTCCAACAGGATCTGTTGCTAGTGTCTTCATTGCTTTATCTATACTACCGTAACGATCAGAAAAAAATTGACCGACAGCAATGGCAACTTTTTCATTAGGTTGCTCATCAGGAGTTAGTAACTGTATTGCACCAGATCCTAATTTGTACAATCCTATTGCAGTTTCTTTAGGATTAGTTACAACTTGAGCAATATCCCTACCGAATTGTCTTGCACTGCCGCTAAAGTTTTCAATAGCTTGTTCACCTACAGATCCGCTTGGATCGTACTCAGGAGAAAACCTATCTTGAGGTTGTTCAACGTCAGAAAAACCACTTTGTGACAACTCAGCAATATACTTTTGTGCTGCGCCTTCATATACGCTTTCATCGGTATCTTCTGGAAATTGTAAAGTTGCCCCATCAGGCATTTTTAAATTAATCATTATATACGCTCACCTTTTGCGTTATATGTAATGGTAACAGGTGAATAATAAGTAGTTTGGCTTTTGTCTCTATTTGGTCCATGAACGATATCGAGATACTGAGTTTCTAGCTTGGTAAGCTCAGTAAAGAATGCTTCTCTACTTTGAGCTTGATCTAAGTTTACCAAAGAGGCTTGAAGGGCCTGTAACTCTATATTAGAAACTTGACCCAATGCACCGCCAGTTTGACTAGCCGCTCTCATTGCTTGTAACTTATCAAATCCTAAATTAGCTTTCAGTGTTAAAACTCTTTTAGCCATATCCGCTGCTTTAGAACCTGCAACATTTGACAGTAATGAACCAACAAACCCTGTTGTAGGTAATAGAGATTCATCATCATACTTTCTAATATCACCAATAGCAGATAAGATTGTCCTTCCAGTTCGCATTGCAGCTTCATGACTTAACCTTATTTTTTCAGCATCATATTGACCACCTGAAGCCATATATTTTTGATATTCTTCTGTACCCGCAGTTAGTCCACCTGCTATAGCTTTTTGATGCAGTGTTTTAAACGCATCAGTTTGAGTTCCTGTACCAGTTAATGAAGCTAAAGCGTCAGCAGGTGTCATAAAACCTTCTCTGATAGCATCAGCGTATCCTTTATTTCCTAATGTATTTTCAACGTAATCAGCAGTGCGATTTAGTTCTGCCCTTCCCTTACGAAGAAGTATATTATTCCCCGCTCGTTTTATTACTGCTTCATTAGGATTTACACTCATTCCTTGAAGATGCTGTACCAATTTATCACTAAAATCTGGATTTTGAAAGACGTTTTTAAGGCCATCAAGCATACCTTTAGACTGAGGTTCTGGTGGAGCAGTACGCTCTATATCTTGACCTAAGCCCTCTAAGTTAGCTACGTTTAAACGCCCAAAACCTTCATTAGAAAGACTATTAGCAACTGGTGGAGCAACCTCTGTAGCAGTTTCTTGTGGAGCGACCTCTTGTGGAGCAGCCTCTTGTAAAACCTCTGGTGGCACAGTATCCTCCTGCATTGCTTTTTGTATAGGGTCTACAGGTGGTCCATTTAAAACGTCAGGCTCAAGATATTCCTTATAAAATTCTGCGGTGCTTTGCGGAAGAATTGAATCTATGTCGGGCAAAGAGTAGTTGTCCTTAAAATACGTTCCTACATCATTTAGGCCAGATTTAATGTTGCTCAGTAAACCTTTACTGTTTTCTGGACCAAAACCTTTTACTGTTTGACCATCTACAACGGAAGATGCTGTTTCAACATTATGATACCGTCTTTGTATGTCGTTTATTTGTTCCATTGTAGAAGCAGTTGCTAACTCAGCCTGTAGTGACTCCATAGCTCTTTGTTTTTCAGGGCTTTGATTTCTAAAGTTTCCTAAAAAATCTGTGTATTGATCAAGCAGTTGATTTGTTCTTTGTTTCTCTACATCCAACATATTACTTGGACCTAAAGCTTTATTTAAAGTAGATTGTGCGCCTCTACCAAATGGAGTTCCCCGCTTTAAAACTGGTGTTTGAGAAGCATCAAATTGTTGTCTATATTTTAGTTGCTGTTCTTCTTCTTTCAACTTATTATTATAAAGTTGATTTTCTGTTAACATTTTTTCAAATATATTTTGTGCCATTAAATTATTCCTAAATCTGCTGCCATTGAAATATATTTAAACAATCCTGCATCTTCTGTGCCTGTAACACTTTTTTGCCCTAAACTAGAATTACTTAAATAGTCGCCAAATGATGCTTGCGCCATTTGTGGAGAATTAATATAACCTTGATATTGCTGACTCGCTGAATCTATTAGAGCTTGGTTCATTATTTGCTGTTGTAAACCTTGCTTCGCCTGATCGCTTTGAATATTACGGCCAAAATCGTAACCTGTAGTAGCTAAATTACCAAGTTGATTTGCTTGATTAATTTGATCAATATTACCTTGGTATCCAAATTTTACATCTTGAGCAGCACTATTTAATGCTTGATTATAGCCGCCTAAACGTAATTGCGCTGCTGTATCAGCGGCTTGTCTACCAAAGCCAAGATTAGTTTCTGCTTCTGCAATACCGTGCCGACTACCACCAAATGCATTTGCAGCACTTGCACTTGCACCCATTTGGTTTTGCTGCATTTGCCTAGTACGCTCCAAGTCATTCATAGTGTTATTGACAACTTGAGTTTCATAAGGATTTGTGTATTGACTTAAATCAGTATTAGCAATAGAACCAGTATAAAGAGGCTTACCTGCTGCGTCTAATGCGCTACCGTAAGCACCTGCGGATTGATTAAACACGTTTGGACCTTGTGCGCCAGTAGCGACTGGTGCTGTTGTATTTTGAGGGTTTCCTGCATTAGCCATTGTATTTTCCTTTTAGTTTCTTGTTTGTCTGAAACTACCATTTATTAAATTATATTTATTGCGATCCATTGTTGGTTTAATGTATTTATCAACGGCTGCTGCACCCCTTTGGTTTAAACCTACTATATAGTTTGATTTACTACCGTCAGGATTAAAATGTTTTGGATTATCAAGATAATATTGAGCCATTTGAGCCTTGCCCCAAGGTGTATTATAAAGGTTTGATATCTGTTCTTCTGCATAAGAACGATCACCCTCTTCAATATCACTTAAATTTGCTTGAAATGGATTATCAGGTGGACGTAATTCATCTAAATAAGTAGAGTAATCACCAAAGCCTTGAGACATTTCTGTCTTGTAATCGTTTAAACCACTTTCTTGAGAATATTCAGCTAACTGCTCACGCCTTTTATCCGTTTCATTACCAAAACCCATAACATCTCTTGCAAAAGGCTTTACAATATAATCACCAAAAGGTTTAACTGCCGCTACGGCTGCACCCATTGGCATTATAGTGTTTGTCAGTTGTGTCATTGTAGGTAAAGCTCCAAGCCCACCTAACATACCTGTACCACCGCCAGTACCTAAACCTCCAGTAGCAATGCTAGGTGCAGGAATAGGAGGAATTGCAGATGGAGGAATTGCAGGTGTTACAGGTGTAGGAATTGCAGGTGTTACAGTTGTAGTCCCAAAATCCGCAGGGAGATTAGATGTTAATTTTCCAGTTGTGCCTTGAAGCCCTCCCAAAGATCCGTATGTTGGGGGTGCAGCACCATAACCTCCAAATGCCGCTGTATTAGCCGCATTAGCCGCAGCACCACCGCCACCAAAACTTACACCATAGCCCGCAGGGGCTGCAAACTGTGCGCCCGCATTAATTGCGTTAGGAGCAATAGTGTTTAGTGTTGGTAAATTTAATGCTGTATTAGCTATATTAGCCGTATTAGCCGCAGCAGCACCACCACCAAAACCTGCCATACCACCTAATTTTTTAACACCACCTACAATAGCATCGCCAACCTTACTTTCCCCGCCAAGTAAAGATTTTGCAGTTCCTAATCCTGCTATTGCGGCAATTGTTTTTAAAGCTTCATTACCACCAGAACCTAAAGCCCCACCTGTGGCGTATCCACCACCAGAACCTAAAGCCCCACCTGTGTTGTATCCACCACCAAACCCCAAAGACCCGCCTGTGGCAGACCCGCCTTTAAAGTAATTCTCTATTTGATTATATTTATCTGGGTTGTTTGCTTGAAGATTGGAAACCATTTCTTGAAAAGCAGGAGCAGAACTGTAAGCATTTATTCCACCCGCAAATTGCATAGGATCTGGCATACCAGAACCACCTGTAACATTACCACCTGCCATACCAAAGGCGTTAGCATTTTGTGAAAGATTATTTATTGATGCAAGTTGTAACGGTGTTAGTGCTGCAACATCAGGGCCGTATTTTGGAACATAACCAATATTAGCCGCATCAGCACCTCTATTTAAGTTATATCTAGAAGCGTCTTCTAAATATTGTGGAACTGCTGTTGTCGAAGTCTCTGATCCACTTGCTGAAGAACCCATCTATATATCCTTTATCATAGTAACGGCCTGAAGTGACCATTTATCTTTACCTAAAACACGTTGCCAACCTTTACGACCACTCATTGTCAATTCTGTGCAACCTTGCTCTTTACCCCAATATGTAGCATTCTCAATCATACTAAGTAATTCTGTCATATCTCCACCTGCAAGAAATACATGTAATATTTTCTTACGAGGATAGCACAAAATCTCTGTTACTGCACTACTTTTCTCTGAAGACCATAATTGCATTTTTGATGTTTTTAATGCTTCTACAATATCTTTCCAGTTGTGAGTTTTATTTGAATACTCTAACGCACCTTCCAACCACGGTCTTACTCTGTCTAGCTCAGTCACGCACTAATCCTTGTAATCGCCAGTGTTGTTGACGGTGTGGCAGGGGCAAAGGCAGTAGCCGCAAATGCGTTTAAACTTCCGCTTGTGTTGCTACTTGCACAGGCAACTTCAAGGTAGTCATTTGCATTCACTGTAAATATAGAAGACCTCGAAACAACAATAGTTTCACTATTGCCATGAAGGTTAGCTTTTATTGTACTTCCTGCGGAAACAACATTATTAATTTTAGGCCAGAAGTAAAAATGCACTGTCGATCCACTTGTGCTATATATTTGTGCGGTAAACGCTACTAAATACTGACCGCCCTCTTCAAATACAATTCTACTTGTTGGCGTTCCTCTTGTAATACCACTGCTATATGTGGGGGCATCAAAAGTAATAACTTGTTCGGTATCTGCACTGGCAAATGCTACACTCGCTGCACTAGAAAACGCTGCATATCCATCAGCTAAAATAATTTGTCTAAATTCGTTATCCTTGGATACTACAGGATAACCATTTAACTCATCCCATAAGATAACACCATTTTCAGATGGATTGTCAGTTGATTTCTTCCACTGAAGTTTAGGTAGAGAGCTTTTTAAGTAAGCTACAAGCTGCCGACCCCAAACTTTCCAATCATTTCCAACAGGCGGTAAATTTGGGCTACTCATCTTTTGCCTCTTGTTGTCGCATCAATACGCATTGTACCTGCTCTCCAGTCAGCAAACGCTGCACCAGTAATTCTCATTCTTATCTGCCTACCTGTAAAACGTACATCAGTAGGATTAGACATACTATAAGGGCCGTAAGATCGCTCCGTGTCATTTGGATAAAATCTTGTCTTAAATGTTGCCTGTACTTGACCTTGAGTAACCTCATCAGGAATTAATCTTTTTACTGACATTATCTGATCTCCAGTGCCAATACTAATTGGTGCTGACTCAGCAAATACAGTTAAATCACTGTAATTGTAACCTTGCTCATGATTATAAAGATCGCCACCGACATCGACCATCATTGGGTTTCTAAAGACACCGCTATCCATGCCTGTCGTGCGGGGAATAGCACCAATAATCCAATGATTTTCACGGTAATCATAGGCAACATACTTATCAATTTCTGTACTAGAACTAGACGGAAAGAAGAACCAAACTTCACCGTGCTGAGAGACGTTCATAGCCCAAGCCAACGAAACCTGTGCTTGGTTAATATTACTGAAGACATAATCATAAACTTCACACGGCACTTCTCGTACTGAAGAACCATCATATAGGAAGAAATTTTTCTTTCCCATCCAGAAAACACCAACATCTGTGGCGGCTACTGCCATACGCCCTACTAATCCACACGCACTACCTACACGTTCAAAACTATGAACAAAAGGCGGCCCAACATAAGTGCTTGAGTGGGCATCGGTGTCGGTTAGTATAAGTGACTGACCTCTAGTTCTAACACCTGCCATAATTTGACCGTTTGTTTGCAACTCAATATCACCTGCCTCATTAGTAGCGGCAGCAGCCCATAGAGTATTGTCTTCCCTGTCACACCACTGCACTTTACGAGAATTACCTCCTGCACCTAATGCAAAAAGAAACCTCTCCTCAGTAACGAGAAGGCTTAAATTATCTACAGGTGAATTGGCTATTTGTACGGCCTTATTAGCCGTGTTTAGTTGCCACTCATATAACTTACCGTCTGCTACAGAACAGGCTACTAGATACTCACCCCAGTTATCCAGTGACCACGTAGTAGCTTCAGAGTAAGTACCGTTGTCAGGTCTTACAGTGCCATAATAGTCAGTGCCATAAAAGTTTCCACTATACCCTGCGTTATAATCAGCAATTACATTACCTGATACAAGACCTACAGGTGTAATGTCAGTGGTAACTCCACCTGCTGACGTAAAGTATAACGTGTCGTGCGTCCCAGTAGATATTCGTCTTGCTTCGGATAAATCTTCCCAAGTGTGCATTGAACGAGCAACGCCAGAATATGCAGAGCTAATTCTAATTTGCCAACCGCCAATAGGACGCAGACTACCTTCATGAAATCGAACTAGGTTTCCGTCAAGCCAACGACCTGCACATTCGTAGTCAGTACCGTTCTTTTTAAAACCCATCGGGATTTGTAATGGTAGAAACGCCATACGAACTTCCTAATTAAATGTAGTAAACCCAAATACATAAAGCCAAACCGCAATCCATACAAGAATAGTTTGCCTACGGTCATGCTTGCTCCATTTATTAATTTGGAAGCTACCTAGCTCACCTAAATGTATGTAACTGCGATGCTCTTTGCCTAAGTAAAATGCAGAGATAAACGTGGCGGTGAAGGGAAGGAGTGCAGGGATGATTGAACAAACAACCATAACACCCAAGCCAATAACCATGTGATTAAAATCACCTAGCCCGTTTATAAACTTCTCTATATATTTTAGCATTGTTTATCCTATGCTTCTGCTTCTGCTTCTGTTTCTGCCACTACTTCTGGCTCAACAATTACATGACCTTCATCATCTGTCCATTCAGTATCTAGCATATGAGCATCTTTACGTTCACCACGAACTTCCCAATAAACTTTGTCTGTGCTTGTTGCATCTTGGCAATTTATTGTAATGACGTTATTGACAACAGAACATTTTACAGGGCTATAGCCGCTTTCATTTGAGCTTGAGTGTGTAAGCAATGTATTCAATGCTTCAAATGTTCCCTCTGTCATTCCTGAGTGAGTATCAATATTAACACTTGCTTCACCATCAACCAGAGTAGCCATACCTGAGTATAGGTTTTCAGCTCTTGGGCTTTCAACAAATGAATGTACAAGGTTGTGTGTCTCGTTCAACTCAGGGAGAGGATGTGGTATTTTAAAAGACCCAGAGGCTTTAGAAATAGCTCCTGCGAAGGTGGCTGTTGAAGCATTTAGTGTAAACTCAGCCACACCCCCTACAATATGCGACCACAGGTTAGTACTGTGGTTATAAGCTATCATTGCACCATTGTTGCTATCTGGGTCAGCCATTGAAATATACCCGACACCATTGTTTGCAGTACCGATAGTTAGTCCTGCCGCTGAATTGGCACTTGTGATAGCTATGTTATCTATAGAGCCGTTAGGTGTAATTGTTCCATCACCGACTGAAACATTCCCTGCGAAGGTGGCGTTTTGTGAACTGTCAAGTGTAAGTGCTGTGCTTGAGGCGTTGTCGTCTATGCCTGTGGAGGTGAAGGTTGTTACTGTAGCTGCGGCTGCAGTTGTCGCACCAATCACTACATTATCAATTGTCCCAGAGTTAATATCTATGCCAGTGACAGGAGTAGTTCCATCAAGCACATCATCAAGGGCATCCAAATCTGAATTAAGTTTTGTACCCCAAGTATCCTCAGATGCACCGACTTCTGGTTTTACAAAACCATATGTTGTTGTAGTTGTATCAGCCATTTAAGCTACTTCCTTCCAGTCTTCTGACGTATTATTTACGCCTGTCCATGTGGTGTCATTTGAGCTTGCGCTACCCCACGTTGTTGAATTATCGTTAGCGTTTGACCACGAGGTGTCATCATCGCTTTGCTCAGTCCATGTCTCAGGCGTTACAGGCTCATCATTCCACTTAAAGTCTGCACTTACAGATGTAACACAATTTAGGGCAATTGTCACACTATTATGAGTAATACGATTTACTGTAGCTGCAAATTCTGAGCTTAT